TGACATCAGGTACTTCATCATTTGAAGTGGGTGATGCATCATTCCAAACTGACCCAACAAATCCAACAAACCCTTATTACAGAATAAACTCACGTAAGTTTAGTTTATTAGCTGCTGGTGGTTTTGACGGATGGGATATCTATAGAGAATATAGAACTAACACTGACAGATTCATGTTAGGTGGTTCAGGATACTTAAAAGGAGCGGCACCTTCAGTGTCTTTCCCAACGGCATCAGGATGGGGAGCATTTAAGAAAATCACTGTAGGTGATAATACAACCGATTGGGGAAATACTGATTACTACGCTTATTTATTAGGTCAGAAATCATTTGCAAATCCTGAAGCGGTTAACATTAACATCTTCACAACGGCAAGTATTGATTACGTAAATAATTCAAACTTAGTTGAAGAAGCTATTGATATGATTGAAACAGACAGAGCAGATTCTATCTATATCTGTACTACACCTGATTACAATATGTTTGTTCCGACTACGTCTAACTTCCAAACGGACTTTATTTACCCACAAGAGGCGGTTGATAACTTAGAAGAGACTAATATCGATTCTAACTATACGGCAACTTATTACCCTTGGATTTTGGTAAGAGATGGTGTTAATAATACACAAATCTATATTCCACCAACGGCTGAGGTAGTTAGAAACTTAGCGTTAACTGATAACATTGCATTCCCTTGGTTCGCATCTGCGGGTTACACAAGAGGTTTGGTAAATGCGGTTAAAGCACGTAAGAAGTTAACTCAAGATGATAGAGATACAGTATACCAAGGTAGATTAAACCCAATTGCAACCTTCTCTGATGTTGGTACGGTTATTTGGGGTAATAAAACTCTACAAGTTAGACAATCTGCACTTGATAGAATAAACGTAAGAAGATTGTTATTACAAGCTCGTAAGTTGATTTCAGCTGTCGCAGTTAGATTGTTGTTTGAACAAAACGACGAACAAGTAAGACAGGATTTCTTAGACTCGGTTAACCCAATCTTAGATTCTATCAGAAGAGATAGAGGTTTGACTGACTTCCGTGTTGTTGTATCAAACACACCTGAGGATATGGATGCTAATCAGTTGGTCGGTAAAATTTACTTAAAACCAACAAGAGCACTTGAATTCATCGATATTGAATTCTTGATTACTCCAACGGGAGCATCATTCGAAGATGTATAATTAGATATATTTATAATATGGGGGTCAATGACCCCCATTTAGCCATTTATTAAACGTTTAAAACAATATAAAAACCATGGAATTTAAAAAATCAAATTTATCAGAACACCTTAATATTAAAAATAACGGTGTTAAGACATTCTCTGAGAAACCACAAAAAATTGTGATGTCAGAGTCTCAATTAGAAAGATTAATCGAAAGATTAAACGAAAAAAAATAATGACTCGTAAAGTATTAAAAGAATTTATTGAAGAAAAACTTCTTAGGGAAGGTTTTGATGATGTTGGTAACCCAGATTTAAAGTATTATGCTTTTGATTGGGACGACAACATTGTTGAGATGCCGACTAAGATTGTTCTAAAGTCAGAAGATGGTGATGAAGTGGGGATGTCCACAGAGGACTTTGCAGACTATCGTTCGATGATAGGTGGAGAACCATTCGATTACAACGGTAAGATGATTGTAGGGTACTCAGATGACCCATACAGAAACTTCGGAGTTAAGGGTGATGCTCAATTTATTGTTGATTCAATGTTAGCTACTCCAGGTCCTTCTTGGGATGACTTTGTTGAGGCTGTTAATGGAGGTTCAATATTTTCAATTATTACTGCTAGAGGTCATACACCATCTGTTTTAAGAGACGGTGTATATAATATGATTATGACAAATCATAATGGTATTAATAAAACTGAGTTAATATCAAATTTAAAAAAGTATCGTGATATTTTTGAGGACGAAGAAATGACTGACGAACAGATTATTGAGTCTTATTTAGACCTATTGAGGTTTCATCCGGTGACTTATGGTGAAGGTAATGCTGCGAACCCTGAAGAGGGTAAGATTAAAGCTTTACGTCAATTTATATCATATGTTAAAGAAATTGCTTCAAGATTTAATAAACAGGCGTTCTTTAAAAACGATATTAAAAACAATTTTGTACCTATGATTGGATTTTCAGATGACGACCCAAAAAATATTGATACAATAAAAACTTTCCTAGATAAAGAATATAATGATAAACCAGTTAAAACATATTTAACTAAAGGAAGAGATAAAAAAGAAGTTTAATAATATTATTAAGATTTATAATCTAGTATTATTATTATCTATAATCACTTTTTCAATTTTAAAGTAAATAGAAAAATTTTTAACTTACTTACTATTTATTGGAAATAAACTAAAAGAAATTAAAAAAATATACAATGGCTGATTTATTAATGAAAATGCCGATACCCTACGAACCAAAAAGAAAAAATAGGTTCATTATGACTTTCGATTCTTCGTTAGGTATCAACTCTTGGTATGTGGAAACAACTTCACGTCCGCAAGTATCAATTAACCCTGTTGAGATTCCATTCTTAAACACATCAACATACGTTGCTGGTCGTTTCACTTGGAATACTATTAACGTAACTTTCCGTGACCCAATTGGACCTTCAGCTTCACAAGCCTTAATGGAATGGGTTCGTTTACACGCGGAATCTGTAACTGGTCGTATGGGATACGCCGCAGGTTATAAAAAGAATATCAACTTAGAGATGTTAGACCCAACAGGTGTAGCGGTTGAAAAGTGGATATTGCAAGGAACTTTCTTAACTGATGTGAATTTTGATTCATTAGGTTATAGTGATGATGGGGTAGCAACAATTACCGCAACATTACGTCCAGATAGATGTATTTTAGTTTATTAAGAAATACTATTTACGATTAAATCAGTTCAATTATATTTAAACCATAGAAGGGAGACTTTCTATGGTTTTTTATTTAAATAAATATGGATAACTCAGCACAGTACGGACAACAAGATTTTAATTTACCACACGACGTGGTACAATTACCTTCCCAAGGAAAATATTATAAGAATAAGAAAGGGTCATTAAAGGTCGGTTATTTAACTGCCGCAGATGAAAACATCTTATTAGGTCAAAAGAATGCCGATAATATAGTAGGTACTCTTTTAAGAAATAAAATTTACGAACCAGATTTTCATCCTGACCAATTATTAGATTGTGATGTTGAAGCCGTTCTTATCTTTTTAAGAAACTCATCTTTTGGTTCTAACTATACATTCACACTTCGTGACCCAAAGACTCTTAAAGATTTTGAAAGTTCAATCACGTTAGATGAGTTAAACATTCTTCCAGCCAAAATAGAACCAAATAATGAAGGATTATTTGAGTTAATACTACCCGTATCTAAAAAGGTAGTTAAATGTCGTTTATTGAATTCTGCGGATAACAAAGAATTACAAAAAGTTCAAGACCAATATCCCGATGGTGTTGTTGCACCTATCGTAACAAAAAGACTTGAAATGATTATTCAATCAATGAATGACAACAATGATAAAATGCATATCGCTCAAGAAATCCAAACATTACCGATAGCTGACTCAAAATATATTAGAAATAGTATGAAAGATGCAGAACCTCGTATAGATTTAGAGCGTGTTTTTATGGCCCCGTCTGGAGAAAAAGTGAGCACACGAATCACTTTTGGGGCCGAGTTTTTTCGTCCTTTCTTCTGATTATAGAAAAATTATGCTTGACGAGATTTACTTCTGCGTCAAGGAGCTCGGATTTACTTATTCCGATTTAATGAATATCCCCGTTTTTGAGAGAAGATACTTCATCAACAAATATGTTGAAGATGTTGAACGCATTAATAGTTCAAGAAAACAATAATAAGGTATTTATAGTAAAAACCACATATGTTCCTACAAGATGATGCCGGAGGACCAAAGAGTCTTAGTGAAATAGTTAATAATTTAAAGAGTGAGCTTGTAGGAATGCAAAGCGCCATTCTTAATTTTGAAGTCCAAGCTAAAAAAGTTTCAGCTCAAACATTTGGTCAAGGGGCGGAATTTGCGAAAGAGATTCGTCATCAACTGTCAAAAAGTGCTGAATATGCCATGTCATTAGGTGTTCGTATTGATGGTGTTGCGGATTCGATGAATGCCGTATCAAAGGCTTTTGGTACTAACGTAATGTTAGGTGAAAAACAATTAAATGCTATGATTGCCTTTCAAGCCGCAACAAATATTAGTGCAGAGTCTTTAGGAAAATTAATTGAAGGGTTTGCAACTATAGGGGTAGGGACCAATCAGGCATTAGAAAGTCTGACTGCAATGAGAAAACAGAGTAATGCTTATGGTTTAAACACCGCTCAATTTATGGAGACAGTTGCCGACAACATTAAATTAATGAACTCGTATAATTTCCGAGGGGGTGTTGAAGGTTTTACAAAAATGGTTGCGAGGTCACAAGCTCTACGTATTAATATGGCGGATGAAGGGATTAGCTGGGGATTTACTTAATCCTGAAAAGGC